CAAGTTTATAGTGTAATTAATCAGCTTATCATTCAGTCCTGTTTTAAATGTAAGTGCTGATTCTTCTATGTTTACTGGTAATGTATCACCATTTCTTACTATCCAAACATATTGACTTAATAATAGTTCTTTGAAAGTATCATTCATTGATTCAGGAACAAAACCAGAATTCAATACTAATGATTCATTTGCAATAATGTTAAACTTCTTTGATTGATGTTCTGTAAATTGGAATCCAGCAAAGTATGGAAGTGTTTCATCTAATATATTCCTGTTAAAATTATCTTTGTTTACTTGTAAGCTTTCAACTGATTTTTTAAAGAAATACAAATTTTGTAAAGCTCCATATTTATTGATAAAAACAATTTTACTAACTGTGTGTTTGCATTCTAATACCTCTTCAATAGTAAATGATTGTGTACTTGCTCCACTATTGTAAACAACATCAACAGCATCTACATTTGCAGCAGTTGTTGTTATGTATTGTATTTTTTGATTTGTATTGCCACTATCAGTAATTGAATGTGTGCTTACAGTTGCTCCATTCAGTTTGTAATTTACAGTTTCTGCAATCTCAGCATTTACTGGAATCTGTGCTGCTTCACTTTCAAGAACTTGTATCTTGCTTGAAGTTAATAATGTTGGAAGTGTGTAGGTTGCATTTACAGTATCTTGAAAATAATTATAACCATCAAAGGCTAAGAATGTAGTGCTTACAGTTGAACCAATTGAACTGCTAGTTGATCCTGTAATATCAGCAATTGCCCAAAGTACATACCCTGTGCTGTTACTTGTTGTTGGAGATGTTTGTTCATAGTAATCTCTTATAAGTTCATTAATCTCAAATGTTACTTGTGTTTCACTATTAATAGTATCTTTTTCAAGTGTATATGTTGGGGTTGCTGGTTTATCAGATGTTGTGCCAGTAAAGATGTACAGCTTCAATTCAAACTTTATTGCATTTGCAAGCGCTGTTGTTCTTATATATCTTGGTGACCTTGTTAGTGTTAATGTACTCATTCTTCAATATTTAAATTGTCCTCAACAAAACCTAATACTATTTCATCACTGAATTTATCCAATCCAGCTTCAAAAGGTTTAGTGAAAAACATTGTTGCCCTAATTCCTTTGTTGTAAATACTTCTTGCAAGTAAATAGTTTAAACTCTTTCTGCTTATAAATCTTCCTTGTTTATCTCTTGGTGCAATACCTCTTCTAATGCTCCATTTATCAAATACAGAGCTAGGTGGCATTTTATTTTTGTATTTGTATGGTGAGTTTTTGCTTTGTGCATAATCGTGGTTCTTACCTCTAACACCTTCATCTTGAAAAGCACCATATTCCAACATATCAAACAGCACACTGTTTTTCTGTACTTTAAAACTTAAACTATTGTACAGTTCTTTACTAGCATTTTGTTTCTTCTTGGTTAAATTACTTCTTGCCTGTTGAACAACATACTTGCCATACTTCTCCAATGCCTTTTCAAATTCTCCCATCTTAGCAAATAGTCATTTCAGTTTTGGTGTTTATTGTAAATGTAACTGCCCAACCAGCCAATCTGTTTTCAAAACGTTCTGTAAATGGTTCACAACTTGCATCTCCTTCAATCTCAAATTCATCCCTATATAAATCACCTTTTCTTAGCAGTTGTATTACTCTAGTTGCAAGTGCTAACTGTGTGTTTAAAATGTCCTGTGTATTGTCATTGCCAAGAAAAAAGCTTTCATCCTCTGAATTGCTTAAATCTACTAAATCCATAAAGAACACTGTCATATTGTGTTGCACAAGGTTTTCAGTAATGGTTGCATTGTTGACTGTAATGTGTGATAATGGAAACATTGATTGCTTTCTAAGATCAACATCTGCAATATCACCAAAGGTTACTTGGTTGTTAAATGGTTCAGAGCTTACTGCCTGTTTAATTTTATCTATTACTCTATAAAAACTGTTCATATTAATTTTATATATAATGGTGAATGCTCTCCAACATCTTCTTCTGTTAACTGGTTTAAGTAATCAATGGAATCATCAAAGTTCATTTCATTTGATTTAATAATAATATCTAAGCACTTCCAATAATCATAAATTGCTCTTGTTGGAGTTGTTGAGGTAACGCCCATAAATGCATCTTCCAATCCATCAGTTAACACCAATGATTCAGATTGACCAAACAGCTTTCTGGTAATTAGCTGGTCTATGATTTCATCTCTTTGCATTTTTCATTAATTGCTGTTCAACTTCCATTTTATCTTTTTCAAATGCTAACATAGTTAAGCAAGTATGTAATTTAGTAGAAGTAACAGTATCTATTTTATTAACCTCTCCTTTTGTAAGCCCATATATGGATTGATACCAACCCCACTTTCTAGCAAATCCTTCAAGCTTTGTGGAATGTCCACTATGTCCTGAGTTTTCAAATAATTCATTATATGTTTCAGTAATTCGTTCTTTAAATCGCAAAAAAAAACCAAAGAACCAAGAACAACATTTAAAGGCATTTCACTTAAATCATACTTTTCAGAACTTACATAATCTTCAATTAAATACTTACCTTTTCTTTTGTATGTTACTGGTCTAAATAATACAGCCATTGCTGAATCCATTTGTTGCCAATCTGCAAGGTAATTATCTAAATCAATATACTCTCCAAATGTCATTTCATCCAGCTTTGGAATAAATCCAAACTCTTCATCTTCTAATTTAAACAAGGGTTGAAACTCTGGTGTGTTATTAAATAAAGAATCCAAGTGTGTTGTAATCTCTTGAATGTCCTTTAACCTCATCTGCATAATATCTTGTAAGTTAGCATTGCAGAATATTTCAATCATCTTCTGTTGGTAGAAAGTATTTACTTCTTCTTGCTTTTCAGCTATCTTAATCCAACGTTGATATTGTGCAAGTGTTATCTCACTTAAATCTTCAGGAACATTTAATTTAATCCTCATACTATTAATGTAAATTTTTTAGCTAAGTGTTATATACAAAATTAAAAAAGTTTGTGCATCTTATCTTATCTTATTTTATCTTATCTTAATGCTTGGGCATTGGTTAAGCATTGCTTCCTCTGTTGAGAGCTGTTTTTTGCTAATAAAGAAAATATTCTCCACTGTTTGGGTTTTGCAATTGATAGCTAATAGAATAGCGTAATGCATCCAAGCAATGATTCCAATTATCACAAGGAGTTTGGCTTTTCTTTTCTAACCAACAATAGTTGTTAAGTTCTTTAATTAACTCAACACTATCTTCAGTAATTACTAAATCATAATCTTGCAGTAAACTAATCCCATAAGTAATACTGCCCTGTCCTTTGATTGCTGGAACTACTTTGTTGTGTCTGCTTAACTCATTTATTAATCTTGGTTCAGCACTATCACCAACAATTAAATTATCACCAGCATACTTTTTATTTAACACTGCAATCTCACTTGTAGTTAGCTTTGTTTGGTAGAAGCATTGCTGTACATAAATAATCTTGTTGTCCTTATCTATGCTTGTTTTAATTAATGTGCTTGGATCATTACTAAACCCATAATCTTGACCAAATACTATTTTATCAACTTGCTTAAATTCACCAATACTCCAATTGCTGTAAATAACACCTTCAGCTTTATCTAACCAACTACCAAGTATTGTATGCTTGTATCTGTTTGGTCTTCTCTCCTTCATTTGCTCTATTTGTTTAATATAGCTTTCTGAAAGGTTTTCTATGTTATCTAAATAAGTTGTGTGTATGTAGGTTGTATCATCCTTGATAATATTACTACCAGCTTCCACTCCTCTTGCTTCAAAGAATCTTTGGTAAATAAAGTTTTCTTTTGTGGTTGGGTTTAGTATTAATATTACTCTATTGTCCTTATCCTTTTGCCTGATGGATAAATCTATTTTATCAAATATACTTTCATCAGTTAATTCTTCTGCTTCATCCAACACCCAAGTAGTAACACCTTGCAAAGATTTTAAGTTTGCTGTTTGATCTCCTGAACTTGTTTTGATTCCTCTGAATAGTATTTTACTGCCAGTTTGCTTGTTTATTATTTCATCTTTTGTAATGTGGAAATCTTGCTGAATCTTTTGTAATTCTAGCTTTTCAATAAACTCTGGAATGATTGATATACTGGCTGCTCTTAACGTGTATCTAGTAAATAGTATCTTGTGTCCCTGTTCGTACGTTAGAAGCGTAAGTAATGTGTTTATTGCAAAGGATTTGCCTGAACCTCTACCACCTGTGCAAATAAAGTATCTAGTATCATTTTCTAATACTAAATATTTATTGCTTAGCTTTAATTCCACTTATTAAATGTTTGAAATCAATACTTCTCTTTTCATTGCTGTTAATATCAACAGTATCTTTTGCTGTACCATAAGCTGAATCCATCAAAGCCTTGTATGCATTTACATCACCTTTCAAAGCTTTTAACAATATACTTATTGTCATTCTTTGCTCATTGGTTAACCATTCTTCCTGTCCTGTTAATGGATTATCTTCTTTTGAAAGCATTTGTAAAACTTCCTTTACAATTGTGCTTCTGTTTCTGCTTCCTTTTGGTCTTCCATTTGGATTTCCTGACTGTCCTTTTTTGAATGATATTAAATTTTGTTCATTTGCCATTGTTCATTGTATTCTCATTGTATTTACAAAATCATTTCCATAGTAACCAATAGCAATAATATTATCAATCCTGTAATGATTGCAGCAAGTATTTCATCACCTTCATTTTGCATATTTATCTTTGTTTGCATAAGTAGATGAACATTGTGCAATTGCTTGATCTCTTTTTTTACCTTCCTTGATAACCATAGGGATGCACCTTATCATAAAGTCTTTCCTTGATTCATTTGCTTTTGGCTTTGGCATAATTGTTTATTTATCCACTGCATGATTCACAGTCATTGTTATCTATACTGCATTGTCTTGTTGGTACTGGTTTCTTTTCTAATTCTTCTAATAGTTTTTCAAACTCTGTTTTTTTTGTTTTGCTTAAATATGTTAATAGTTTCTTTTCTTTTGCTTGGGTATCTTTATCCATTATAATTATCAAATAAACGTTTGCAATCTGCTATCAATTCTCTTACACAGCTAGAACAACTGCTAATTTCTCTTTTGGTGTGAAGTACCCTATTGCTTATTTGTATAAGTTGGACTTGTTCTTGTTCTGTTAAGCTTGTTTTATTTACTTT